CTGAGGCTCGAACTCGGAGGGCAAAAGGAGGATATATATGGAACTGCAAGAAGCTATAAAGCTAATTAAAGAGAACAAGGATAGTAAAGAGGTAGAGGAACTTAAGAAAGAATTCAACCCATTGGCTGGCGTGACAAAAGACAATGTGGGTGAACTGATTGAGAACAACGAAGTATTGAAAAGCTACCGAGATCAATACTTCACTAAAGGATTGGAGACTTGGAAACAAAACAATCTACAAAAGATAGTAGAAGAAAAGGTTAAAGAAATCAATCCGGAAGAATCAGACGAGCAAAAGCAGATTAGGGAGTTAAAAGAAATGGTAGAGAATGAAAAGAAAGCACGACAGAGAGAATCACTAAAGAGCTTTGTTATTAAATCTCTCAACGAAGAAGACCTACCATTAGAACCAGCAGACTACTTAATCGGCGAAGATGAAGAACAGACAAAGACGATAGTAGAGAAGTACAAACAGGCGATAAAAAACGACAGAAAGAAAGTCAGTGAACAACTGTTGAAACAGTATGGACGTGAGCCAGCAGAAACACCAGATGATTCAAACGCAATCACAAAAGAACAAGCACAAAAGATGGCTCGTGAGAATCCAGAGAAGTTCAACAAGTTGTTCGAGGAAGGCAAAATCAAAAAGCTATAAAGAGGTGACTTAAATGGCAGTAACAAACTTTATTCCTGAAATATGGTCTACGAGATTACTCAGGCATCTGGATAAAAAGTTGATATTCAAGCAGTTAGTTAATTCTGACTATGAAGGCGATATACGGAACGCTGGCGATACAGTTAGAATCAACCAGATAGGTGATGTAACAATCAAATCTTACACCGCTAACAACGAGATAGCAGATCCCGACCAGCTAAACAGTGCGCAGACGACTTTGCTTATTGACCAAATGAAGTATTACCATTTCTACGTTGATGACGTAGATGCTGCACAGTCAAACGTAGGTCTAATGGACAAAGCAATGCAGAGGGCAGCTTATGCGCTTGCGGATGAGATTGATGCGGATATAGCTGGGCTTTACGGAGATGCAGGTATCTCACTGGATGATTCCGGTTCTGCTTATAGCGTTGGAACTGATACTACAAGTGATGATAGCCCATACGAACTGATAATTGATGTAAGTGTTAATATGGATGAGGCTAACGTGCCACAGCAGGGACGATGGATAGTTATACCGCCCTGGTATCACGGGATAATGCTCAAGCACGAAGATTACAAACAGGCATGGCAGGACTATATGAGAACCGGAAATATACCAACTGTTGCAGGATTCCAGGTGCTTGTAAGCAACAATCTGGAAAATGATGGTACTAACTGGTATGTACTGGCTGGAACGAGAGAGGCTGTCAGCTTTGCCGGGCAGGTATCAGAGACATCAGCATACAGACCCGAAAAGAGATTTGCTGACGCAATCAAAGGTCTTTACGTGTACGGTAGAAAGGTCATACAGCCTAATTGCTTGGCTTCAATCTATGTAGCACAGGCGTAGGAGTGATAGAATGAGAAAACTTATAGTAATCTTAGCGGCTGTCTTAATGGCAGCTTTTTCTTTTGGAGTTACCATAAACTGTACTCCAACTGAAATAGACGGTACGAGCTTTACAGAAATAACAGCAGTAGATCTTAAGGCGACATCTACCACTTTCTATGTATCATTCACAACTGACACAGACAAGATAGGGCTATTCTTTGACATTGACATAGGAAGTGCGACAGATACGTCCATAACGATAGAATCTGGTGATTATTCAATGTCCGCACTTGGTGACTTAGCCAAGACAGGGATAACTGCTGACAAGAAATACTGGGTAGGACCGCTTGATACTATGCGGTTCTTGCAGGATACTAATACGATAGAAATCACAGTTACGAGTTCGACTATACAAACAGCAATAAACTTATACGCATTCAAATTCACATTATAAGCGGGGCATTAGCTCCGCTTTTTTGGTGGTGATTACATGGCACTCTTAACTCTCACCGAGTACAAAGCGATAAAGGGAATAACAACATCAGACAACGACACAAAGCTAACAGCGATCATAAGCGCAGTTCTGGATGAGATACGAGGTACTTGTGGTTACGATGATGACGAAGAATTGCCAGACGCTTTGAAACTAACTGCGGTTAGGATGGTTGAGTACAAGGACAATGAGATATCAGGTATTAAATCTCAATCATTTGAGGGCAATTCGGTGTCTTTTGCTACCGAATATCCGAAGTCAATAACAACTGCTTTGAATCGTTACAGGAGAATTCGTTATGTTTGAGAACTTTGAGGATCTTAACATTAACTTTCTTGAAAGCATGCCACAAACGAGCATAACGGTTAAAAGCGGTGAATCACAGGCTTTAGATCCCGTAACTGGACTGATGACAACAACTTATGAAACATCAACATCTACAACCGCTTTTGTTGGTTCTGTTAGTCAAAAACAGATAGATGCTTCTAACGGCAAGTTAACTCTTGATAGCAAACTCGTGATAACAACCACAACGTTGACACCAAACATGGTTATAACGATAGGCAGTAATGATTACAGGATAGACACGTTACAGGACAAGTCTGGTTATTATGTTGCAGGAGTGAATCTGAAATGAGCAAAAGCTGGATGAAGCAAAAGAACATATACATCCAGGGCAATATTGATGAAATCAACCGCTATTTCAATAAGCTCTTGGATTATAACAAGCAGTGTGCTGAGGCTGTTGTTCGAGATTTGGCAGTTGCAATACATTCAGACTTAAAGACACGTTCGCCCGTAGTTACAGGCAACTTAAAAGGCAACTGGAACTTAGAAGAGATAGCAGGTGAGATAGCTTACAAAATTTACAACAACACTGAATACATTTGGGATGTTGAATTCGGTCATGCTGCCAGTGCTGGATTTATTCGCAAAACGATAGAGGATTGGAAAGTAAAAGCACCAAAGTTCATAGAAGAACGAACAAAAGCATGGATTGAGAAGAAACGGAGGGAAGTATAATGACAGCTAACATTTACAAGAACGTTCAAGCTTCATTGAGAACGCATTTCTACAATCTCTATAACTCCGTTTCATGGTATATCGATTCAACCAATGACAACATGACAGAAGACACATTTATAGAACTTAGATCCAGTATGGGTAGAGCGCAGGATGATCTCAAAGACACGTTAAGAGATTTTGCACAGATAAGCATCTATTCAACCAATATTGCAACGCTTGACACAGCCATGGCAACAATAATAGCAGGACTTGAAGGCTCGGGTGCTATCAACGTTATGAACTACGCAGGAGAAGAACCATCAACAAAACTCGGTGAGTTACAGATAACAAGATACGAACTATCACCACAAATGAACACAAATAACTACACACATAGAGCAATAACAGTTTATTACGAACTAAAGGAGGAATTGTAATGGGAAGACCATACTTAAGAAAGAAACACGTGGATATCCAGTTATACGATGGAACAGCTACCACACCATACACTTTGGATATAACTGGATATGCTGACGTGCCTGAACTGCCTGAACCCGTAGTAGATGCACCAGCCGAAGGCTACGCACCACAGGGTGCTTTCAGTTCGATAGAAGAAGGTGACGATACAGTCGATTTGCCAGAATTTTCTATAACAATAGATATCAACGATGATGATGTTTCATCGGGAAAATATGCAATAGACCAGTGGATAAACGCACACAAAGAAGGTAACGGTACAACTGCACTCGTTAGCACAAACGATGGTAGTGCTTACTTCAGAAAGAGCATAGATGGAACTACGGTATCTGCCAATTTATCAACTGACTGGTTCACAATCGGAATGAAAGTTCTTTTTGACAACGATGGTAGTGGCAAAGCATTCGGTAAAGACTACGGTTATGTTAGACCAATTGATGCAAGATTCTCAACCTCTGGAAAAGCACAGGTTACCATCAGAGGTCAAATTGTTGGTGCACCAACTGACATCACAGAATTGTAGGTGGTTTTATGAACAAAGATATCTTTGTTATAGAAGTTTACGATACAAACGATAATTTAATAGGCACGTTTAAGAATGCACAGACAGCGAAGATAACTGGACCAGTGACAATAACTGACGAAGGGTTCATAAGACACGGTAAAGTTACGTTGAAATGTGTTGCGCAAAATGCAACTAAAGGCGAACCGCTACCAGAAATGGTTGAATCTATTATTCAGAAAAAAGGCAAAGAAAAGAAAGCCAAGGAATAAGGGGCAGGAAAGCCCCTTGTTCTTTTTTTCATGAGGTGATTTTATGCGCAAATGGCAACGAAAAACATTAGAACTAAGCATAGAGGAAATGACAGAACAAGCAGAGAATTTAGTTGGATTAACTAATGTAGATAGAACTAACCTTGGGAGAGGTGAAATAAAAGATTTCACACTTTATGGTCAAACGTTCGTCAACCTGCTTGGCAAGTGTGCTTACAACACTGCTAATTTTGATTTTTCGGCTATAAAAAGATGTAATGTTGATGATGGAACATTCGGTGAGCCAAACGGAACTGTAAAAGCATATTACGGTGATGCTGGGTATGCGGAAGATGGTTCAAACGGACAGGTGATGATAGAAATACCGCAGGTTTGGTACAAAGTTAAATTTGTGAACGGTGTTATGTTTGCCGATATAGCAAGTGAGGAGTTAGAGGGATATTCATTACATCCAGCGTTTA